GCTATATATAGTATGTGTTAGGATCCCTATATACTACATGTTGGGGTAGGGGGTGTCTTACTTATTACAGCACAGCAATCCGTTAGGGACCCCTCGCCAGTTTAGAATGCGTCTAATGTACAAAGATAATTAAAATAAATGTAGACAATGTTGTATGAATATGGGACATTGTTATATTGTTAAACAATAGTTGGGGCAGACTGGTGACACACCCTTGAACGTGCTAGCCCCAACTAAATTAGAAAGGATATAAGATGAGAGATATAATAGAGTTAGTAATATTAATGGTGTTGTTAGTGTTATCAGTACCCTTATCAATAGTCAGCTATAACGCAGGTATTGGAGTGTATCCAGCGATAGCATTACAGTTCATTGTGATCTGTCGTATGGCATACTACTTAGCGAGGGATATGATATGACAATGTATACATCAGTAATAACAGATGACTTTAATAATGAGGTCACACTAGAATATATGACTAACCATTTAGAAAACTCTAGATGGTTCAAGCTAACTTACTATCATAAAGGACAAGGCAAAGAGGTCACAAGATATGGCAACTGGGATAGCAAGTGTCGAGCATGGCGAACTAAGAATAATGATATAGCTATTTGTTATTTACAAGTAGATGATAACAACGAGCCTCAAGGCTATCGCACCGCAACTGGCATAACCGATATACAAGGCAAACCAAAGGAAGATAGGTTCAATGCTAATCTACCAATAGGATTTAATTCATGAGCAACATAACAGAAGACGAGTTAACAGAAGCAATTAATATATTGAAATACTTTGCTAAGGATCAACTTAACGGGGCGAGGAGCAGTTTTAATCATGTTCCTGATCTTGATGACAAGGTAATGCTTGCTGTGAAGTACATAGACAAAGCTATGGCAGATGATGACTTGGTTATGGTGTATTATCCATAAGCTACAAGCTACAAGCTACGAGCAACAAACATTTGACAACATATCACATTATGTGATATAAGATATTACAAACAAAAACCATAAAGAAAGGATAATTACTTATGGCTAAATCAATGACTAAATACCAACTCGAACACTTCGAGAATAAAGTTAACAGGCAATTCCGCCCTTACATAGAGGAACAGGAATTGATTGTAAAACAATTCAGGACTGATGCTATAGATCAAGCGGTTGCGGGACTGTCTAAAAAGATGGGTGCTGATAAGATACTTAAGAACTTTAGAGATGCGGAGAAAGCATTAGCTGATGCAAGGGCAACGGCTCAAACTTTCTTTGAAAAGAAAAAACCTAAAGATGAAGAGCTTCACTATAAGCTAAGCCCTAATAGAGGACAAAGATATGAACATGATTTGTCTGTTTCAGATTGTGAAGATCAACTTAGGGAATGGGCTTCGAGCCTTGCTGATCGAGCAATTGAGAAGCGACCAGAGGGGAAGAAGTTGAAGCAATTAAAAGACGCAAATCAACAAGCAATAGATACTGTTATGGAAGCAGGTTGCCCTGAAGAGTTAATTAAACAACTGGGTATTGTGTCACAATGTATTGGGTTAACTTGGAATAAAGAAGTGAAACCAATAGCTATCGAATAGATAGCTTAGACGACTTGAGAGGCATGGTAGTTATATCTGTAAGACCTACTCAAGCACAGCCCTGACCTAAGTGCAATCTATAGAGGGCAGACCTCTTTAAAAAACGTGGTGGTGATTGCCAGGGCACAAGAGACAAGCCGCAAGCCGCAAGCGGGAAATTTTTAGAATGATTCTAATGTGCAAAGATAATATTTGACAATGATGTATTAATATGGGATATTGTTTTATTAATAACAAGAAAGGAATACTATGGAAATTAAAAAAGTAGCAACTGAGGCTATATTTTTCAGAGACTCAGAGGCGGCGTTTGATAACGCTGCTTCTCAAGGCTTTGATTTTAAAGATACGCATATGTATATGTATACTACTTCTCAAGGCTTCGATATGTTCAAAAACATTCTAACACGTCTTTCAACACCAGTGGCCCTGGATGACTAAACAGCAGCGGCCCGAAAGGGCCACGCCACCCGTTGGCTCAAAAGATTTTTACGAGAAGCCAAACCCGTATTGGCTGCAGCAGGCGGCAAGCCGCAAGCGACAAGCAGCAAGCAGCAAGCGGCCAGTTTAGAATGATTCTAAGTTGCAAAGATAATACTTGATCTTTGTTTAATACTATGGGATAACAAGATATTAATAATAGAAGGGATAAACACATGCAAAAACTACTCGGTATCAATACCAATTACAAAACGATTAAATCTGAGAAAGTGGGCGTACTCACTGGCATCATTTACATGGCGCCGTATAACTTAAGCGGGAAAAATGTTTGCCCTGGCGCATCCGCTGGTTGTGCTGCTGCTTGTCTCAATACCGCAGGGCGTGGCGCAATGAATGTTGTGCAAGCGGCGCGGCTCAAGAAGACGAATAGATTCTGGAATGATCGCGAGCAATTTTTATTTGATCTGGCTGGCGAAATTAGCAAGCTTAGACGCCAAGCAAAAGCCAAGGGCCTGAAGGCTGCCGTAAGACTTAACGGCACCAGCGACCTGCCATATGAAAGATACAAGGTTGGCGACACTGGCATGAATATTATGCAGCTGTTTCCCGATGTACAATTTTACGACTACACAAAATTAGAAAATAGAATTGTAAATAAAACGTTACCCGCTAACTATCACCTAACTTTTTCACGTGCAGAAGATAACGACCATAAACTGGACGATGTGCTAAAACATACCAGCGCGGCCGTGGTGTTCTCTGGTGAGCTGCCTGAGACGTGGCGCGGCTATCCTGTTATTGATGGCGATGAGCACGACGCACGTTTTACTGACGCGGGCCCTGGTGTGATCATTGGGTTAACCGCTAAAGGCAAAGCCCGCCACGATACGAGCGGCTTTGTAATACCGTCAGAAATATTGAATTGATGCGGGGTCTTATCCTTTCTTCCGCAGCAGCAACCCCCAGGGGAGACGCGGCACGCGTTGTTGAACCTGGGTTCCGTCTAGGTAGGCGCAGGGCCCGCAGCGTGATTAAGTGTCAACGTAGCGCCGGGCCAGTTTATAATGATTCTAAGGTGCAAGCCGCAAGCTACAAGCGGCAAGCTGCAAGCAGCAAGTTCTCCAGCTCAGACCAAGCCGCAAGCGGCAAGCGACAAGCTGCAAGCTCCAAGCCGCAAGCAGCAAGGTCCAGGGCAGCGGCTCCTTCATAAAGTATCGGGGCTCTTTGTTCGAGGGTCTTAATAAGAATAAATGAATTGACAGGGTGTGTCATGTGGAACGATATTTGGTGTGGTGAGAGGGATACTCGTTTACTCTTAGTTACTTTAAGTTCGACTGTAAAAAAGCCGCAAGTTTCATGGTATCCTAGTAGGTCTGGAACACCTAAAGAGGCCCAAGACTCTAGCCTTGTCCATTTTATATTAGGTGTATTTTTCTTAACTTCTATCCAGAATTTAGATTCGTTTTTCAAAGTAAAGTGACAGTGTTAATTACAACGTTTTCCTTGTCCTCTATATTTTTTAAAGGAACGTTTTTTATGTTTATTTTTTGGTCTGGTTAGTGTGCTGTTACCAATAGATGTACGCTTGGCTGGGCCCGCTACATGTGATTGATATGATTTAGCTAGTCTTGCCATCTGTTTTGATCTCCTTAAAATCGCCTTCTATTAATACTTTGTTATCTTCAATAATCTTTCTAGCTTTAGCTTCCAAGTCTTCAATAGATAGATCTTCTATCTTACCTGTTAAGCTTATTCGTTGTTCAATATATAAGCCTGCAGCTTTACCTCTAGCCACTTCAGCATTTGTAGCAGCAGAGAAAGCGCCTTTAGCCAAAGCTTCTTGCCGTATACGACCAAGCTCTGTAATGTGTCTTTCAAACGAGACTTCATATTTCTGTTGGATTTCTGCCCTGAGTTCGCCAATATACTTAACAACAAGGGGGAATTTATTCGGGTTACGAAGTTCAGAAGCTCGGACGTGACCTGACCCTTCAGCATAACCAGCTTCAGTAGCACATTCTGTAGGAGTTTTACGACCTTCATTGTAGACAAGTAGTTCTGCAAATTTCTTTTGTTGTTCAGTTAATAACTTGGGTAGTCCCATAAAAGGAATATAAATACATTTACTCTATATTACAAGTATTATTCTGTTTTTTCTAAAAGCATGGGTTTTATGTCTTTACATTTTTCACGTACGGTTGCAAATTGTTCGCCTAATTCTAGGTTCTTATAACGACCACACAGCTTCAATAACTCTAGCTCAATACGCAAAGCATTTAGTTCTTTGTTGTGTTTTTTAAATTGTTTGTTGCAAGTAGAACCTAGTTGAAATCTAAACCTTATACCACCACGCCATTCATCAGATACATTTGGTCCATTAGGATACATCAAAGTAGTTACTTCACCATTATTTGTAAAGTAGGTACCACTATGACTTTCGCTATCTCTTATAGTATAATCAAAATAAGGCTCAATGCTGCCGGTACTGCAATGACCGCTGCTGCTGTTGAGATACTCATTGGCCGCATATACTTGGTTTGCTGATAAGAGGTATCCAGTGATAAGTAAAAAGCCAATAACATAAACTTTAATTTCCATTACCAACCACCATTAAGCTGTCTGGTTAGTTCTTTAATATCATAACTGTTTTGTCTTACTGAGTCTGCAGTTTTATACGAGCTGTCTCTGCTGGCGTCAACAAATGCCGATGCTTCTGCTAACTCAGTAGCCATACGTGTCATTTCGCTAGTAAAGTTT